AAACGAAGGAGAGAGAAAAATGAATGATATACAAAAGCAATATGCATCAGCAAACAGTCTGATTATCGATTTGAAAGAAGTGGCATCCATGCAATGGATTGTCATACCTGACGAGTTGGACGAGAACCGAGTCATCAGCGTACGGTTTTACCTACGTGGACACGGTCAATACTTCAACCGACGGGTGTCACGTAAGAACTTGAAAGAGTTGATACGTCGATACAAAGATGTCAACACCGATGTACTGTGCATGGGTGAGGATGAATGAAGAAGAACTGCGTGAATTGTAATACGGAGTTTGAACCCTCTCGTAAAGATAAGGTGTATTGCACAGAAAGATGTGCAATAGTATTCAGAAGCAAAAGAAGGTACAATAGAGAGCGAGCCAAACTCCCACCAAAGAAATGTTTATTCTGTAATAAAGATGTAAATAGAGGAAGAAAATACAAGTATTGTAGTGATAAATGTCATAAGGCTATGAACTGTAAGAAAGTCTGTGATAGAGCAAGGAAAAAGGTAAGGGAGAACCATGCTAAGAAACCCCCAAAGTATTGTAAGACCTGTAATTCTCAATTGATAACTACTGTTAGAAATTACCATCAATTAGAGTTCTGCCCTCCTTGTAGGAAACAAAACGATAGAGAAAAGCGACTTAAGCGTAACGAAGAAAACAAGGAGCACTTGACTAAATACTTCAAGCGAAGATATGCGCTCAAAAGAAATGATGCGGAGTGGGTAAATGAGCAAAACCGAAAGGTAAGAGAACGTCGAAAAGACCCCAATTCTCAATACAACAGCATTATGAATAAATTAACTCACAGAATCAGAAGGAATTTGGGAATGTCGTTAAAGTATCAAGGAATAGCCAAAGTAAATCAAACATTTAAGATTCTTGGATTTGACAAACATACCTTGAGAGAACACCTTGAATCACAATTCACAGATGGTATGTCATGGGATAACATGGGCGAGTGGCACATAGACCACATACGCCCTGTGTCGTCATTCGACTACGATTCGACTGACCACCCTGACTTCAAGAAGTGTTGGGCATTAAACAACCTACAACCACTATGGGCGGAAGATAACTTGAGCAAAGGCGACAAGTGGGATGGAGTAGTGAACGCATGATTATCGAACAATACTATCCTGACCCTGAGGGCATGGCTGCGCTGTACAAGCGATGGCGCTCACCCGAAGGCGAACTGATTGAAGAGACGGTGACGGATTTTGAACCCTACACATGGGTAAGAGCCGACACCCCTCCCCGCCTTTTGACTCGGCTGAGTGAACGGTACTATGGGCTGACCATCGACCGTTCGTGTAAAGCGACTGGGCTTTACGGTGAGGACTTGATTCGTGTCAACGTGATGCGACCCAACGACTTGCACGGCGTGCGTCGTGAGATTGAGACATGGGAGGCCGACCTACGGTTGCCCGATAGATACCTCATTGACGAAGTCAGCGAGATGCCTGATTGGACACCACGTGTATGGCACCTCGACCTTGAGTGGGACCCTGTCAAGGGATTTACTACGGTCATTGCTTTCACAGACAGCCACACCAATGAGAGCGTAGCCTACTGTTGGTCGGAACGCTCAGCAAGAGAGTTGGGCGACGATGAGTGCATCGACGAGGTGCGCCATGTAAAGCACGAGTATGAGGATGGCACTACCGCCGAGTTTTCATACAGACGAGTGATTTGCAACTCCGAGCGTGCAATCTATACCCGCTTCCTCGACCATCTTGAGGAGGCCAACCCTGACGTCTTCGTTGCTCACGCACTGATGTGGGCTGACCTGCCACACATGGTGGGTCGATTGACTCAGAAGAAGTTGCTTGGCAGGGACGCCTATCGACGACTTAGTCCACTGGGTCGGGTGTTGCGTCCACGCAAAGACAAGCGTGGTGGCTATGACTACACAGACCAACCCGTAGCAGGGCGTCTGTGCTTCGACACTGCTGCTCCTCTCAAGAGTGGCACAGGTTTTGAGCGTGTATGGAAAGACAGTGGTCGACCACAATTATCGAACCTCAAGTTGGCAACCATCGCTGAGGAGTTAGGCTATGCCAACAAGTTCGACATGGACGTATTCACAGGATGGTACGAACGATTCGACGAATACGTTGACTACTGTATGCAAGACGTTCTCTTGCTCAAGCGTATCGACGAGGACAATCATATTCTCAACTTTTACTTAGCACTACAGCGTTTCTGTGGTGTCATGTTTGAATCGTGTCACAACGTCACACGGTTCGCACGTGGCCTGCTTAGTCGTCGCACTGACAAAAAAGCCCCCACATCGTCGGGTGCTGAGAAGGTGGACTACGAAGGGGCGTTCATCCCTCCACCCAAACCGGGTCGATATGAGGGAGTTGCCTGTGTTGACTACAAGGGGCTGTACCCCTCGATTATCCTGAGTGATAACCTGTCGTGGGAGACGCAAGTCGACAACGCACGACGTGGCGAGGAGAACATCAAGGAACTCAAGGACGGCACGTGCTGGGACCAGTCAAAGCGTGGACTGCTGCCCACAATCGTCGAGGAGTTGTTTGAGGTACGTGATGCCTACAAGAAGAACATGCGTGCCGCCGAGACGAAATCAGAACGCTCAGGATGGAACACCATGCAACTCGCAGTAAAGCGCGTCATGGCGTCACTATACGGCATGTGCGCCAGTACCCACTGGGGGTGGGCAGCACCTGCCATCGCAAGCGCTATCACATCAAGAGGTCGAGAGTCTATTCGGTTCTTGATGGAGGAGTCCGAGGCTCAAGGCTATTCAGCCTTGTATGGTCACACCGACTCCGCATTTGTTCAGATTCCATTTGACGAGGCTGAGGCTCTCGCCAAACACTTGACCGATGAGGTTCAACGGCAACTCGATGCCAGTCATCTGTTCGTTGAATTTGAGGCATACATGCCATACTGGATTGTAGCAGGTAAGAATCTGTACTACGGTATATGCTCTTGGCCTCCTGAGGACGAAGGTAAATCCAAGTCAGCACGGTTCGGCAAAATATCAACGCTCGCCCCAGTTTCAAGAACATTGGAGCGAGATTTACTTACCATTGTCTGTAATGGTGGGACTGAGAATGATGCAACTTCATTAGTTCGACCACTGGCAAAGCGCATTCAAAACGGTGAGATACCACTCAAAGATTTATGCGGTGTCACCCGTATTCAAAAGCCCTTAAACAACTATGCTCCGAGTGTTGGAGTACCGGGTGTAAAAGGTGCAAGATATTACAACGCTCACTTGGCCGAGCGATACAATGGGTCAAGATTTGACGAAGGCGACAGTGCCAAGTGGGTATATGTAAAAGACGTACCTGACGGCCTGCCTAAAACAGACATCGTATCATTCCACGAGGAGAGTGAACTCGATGAATTTATACTCGACTACGATACTATGGTATTGAAACTAATAACCAAAAAGATTGAGCCTATATACAAGGCACTGGAGTGGAATATAGATTACGCTTCGGGTAAAGCAAAGCCCAAGTCTTATTGGTGATTCATTTAATATAATAGGATGTAGTCCCAAAGAAAAGGTGAGAACAATGAGAAGCCGAAAAACAAGCAAAAAGGAAGCACGAAAGAATGTAATAGCGAACCAGTTCGGAGCAGACACGATATTTACTCGTGAGGCTCTTTACAATATAGTGAAGAACAATTCGCTGTTCAAGGGAACAAAGGACAACAAGCAGTTGGTAACAAACGCACTGATTGCATTGGTTGGTGACGGTGTATTGGAACGAACCGGTAGCAAGAAAAACAGCACGTACAGGTTGACCGATTTGGAACGAAGTGTCGTCAAGGCTAAACAGACGAAGATGTCTATGAAGAAGATACCTTCAGAACGAGCCAAGAACAAATACGAAGAGTACAAGCCTCCGCAAAAGGCAGCCAAGCCTGTCGTGGAGAAGGGATTGCTCACGGGACTTACAGGTCAGGCTGTGCGTATGATTATGTTACAGAAAGAAATCGAAGACAAGGTTCTTTCACACTTGGGGTTCAACGAATCAAAGGAAGCAGCCGAACTTATCAGTGAATACGTTCTTGTCGCAGCACAGATGATGCAACCGCAGTGATTCGATGTCTGAGCGCAATTGGGAAGCGTACGGTAAGTCCACCTATCAGTGGCACGTAGGGCACGATAAATATCTTCGTGTCACCAAGTCGAGTCTTACGTCTGACTTCACATTCTGTCAGAAGCAGTATGAGTACAAGCGCATCGAAGGTCGCAAGAGTCCACAGACGGACGACATGACTCGTGGTACAAACGTTCACGATGCTATCGAAGAGTTCTATGTACTGGCTCGACCAGTGTATCGTAAAGCATACGAGGCACTCAAGAAGGGTCACAGGGAGGAGGCACTACAAATGCTCCTCGACTGTGTCCCTCAGCCGGACGAGCCGTACGAGTTGGGTGAAGAACCCATCATTCGACAACGCATCGAATGGGACTTGATTCGACTTGAACAAGACCCTGACAGGTTTTTGCCTGTCATCAATGAGTTGGAGGTTCATGCCTTTGAGGAGATTGACTTTGAGTTTGACGGCGAAACGGTGACTGTACCGATTCACTTTGCAGGCAGTATCGACCGAGGCTACGAAAACGAGGATGGAACGTACACACTCATGGAATTAAAGACCGGTAAGTGGGTCGGGACAGACTACAAGGTTCGCTCGATGCGGACTGAGATGGCGTTTTACACGGACCTGCTTCACAAGGCTGACCATCCTTTGAAGGATGTGTCGCACTGGGGATGGTTCTATCCTTTCGGTCGACGTGAAGAAGCACCAAGAAGCGAGAACCACGTGGCCTATGAGAAAATCAACAAGCGATACATCAACGATACGCTCAAGCGACATCTTCGCAATCTTGTTGAGGCATATCTAACGAGCAACTTCGTGCCGCAGCCAAGTGAAGGCAAGTGTGCATGGTGCGAGTTCGTGACCGAATGCCCAGCATGGCAAGAGGGTGGAGACATTTATTGGAAAAAACCTAAGCCACGCATTCGGAGGCAAGAGAATGCAGGCGGCTGAATCAGTCAAACGATGTGTTGAGTATTGGGTGTCCGCTGTATTTGGTGTAGAGTGCTCAGTCGCATTTGCGATGCAAGAGAAGCCTGTGACCATCATGGCTCAAAATGAGATAGTCATCGGCGGCGAGCGCTTTCCAGCGATGGCGTTGATTAGCCTCAACAACCGAGTATTGGTTGACCCTGCGGACATGCACGATGCGATGAGGGACATTTACATGTACATGAAGAAGAGAGGAGAGGAGTATGAAAATTCATTTTGATTTTCCAAGAGAAGTGCTTGAACTGAGCACCGAACAAGGACGAGGTTATCGAAAGTTGGTTGACAGTAAGAGTTCGTTTGAGCGATACTGGCGTGGTAAGAACGGCGTTTCCAACGCTTATATGACTGTCTATGGCTATCGGGGCACACAAGCCCCGCACCATCGGCGTGTCGACCTACAGACGCCAATCGTACGGCACTTCGTTCTCGACTTCGACCCGAAGAACTTCAAGGACAAGGGGGCTGAGGTTCAGCCTCACATACCACTTGAGCAAACACTGCGACTGCATCGTCATCTGATTGAGGAAAACGTATCACATGCCGTATGGTTTAGTGGTGGTGGTTACCACATTTGGATTGACTTAGCCGAACGCCACATGCCAAGCACTGGTGGGCAACTGTCCGCTTTACGTGAGTCGGGGATGCAGTTGGTCAACGACTGGGTAAAGCGATTTGACCTGTATTGCTGTGACCCTGCTGTACCATTTGACACAAGTGGCTTAATTAGAATACCGAACTCATACAACGCTAAACGTGGTTACTGGAGCATACCATTGACCACCGAAGATTTAGAAGAAGGCTATCATCACATCTTGCAGAAGGCTATGGAGCCGTCTCGTGGCACTATCTCCTATGGAGAGAATGGCGTGGAGTTGAAAGTCAGAAAGGTGACTGAATCACTCCAAGTATTTGACCCGAATGCCAAGCCATTGGATGTAGCGACTGTTCGTATGAACGATGTCATCATCCTACCCTGTCTAAATCAAGCAGCCTGTCAAGTCGGAGGAAACCCAAGTCACGACGCCCGTGTTCAACTGGTAAAGTACTTGGCTGCACGAAAGAGAAACTTCTTCCCAGTGCATCGTTTTTCACCCGACCAACTCCAAGAGCACGCCGAAGAAATTGTCGAGTTCTTAATGAGTCTGAAATGGGCTGACCAAGACTTGGGTGTCACACGATACCAAGTCAGTACTATTGTCGGCAAGGACTATCCACAGACGTGTAAATCCTTATGGCAGAAAGGGTTGTGTATCGGAAAGTGCCGGTACTGGGATAAGACTGGTGCCATTGAGGAGGCGACGACGGATGCGTAAAGGTGGACAAAAAAACAAGGCGGACATTGTTATGAAAATCATTACAGAACAGAACCGGCCTATCAGCGCCAACGAGATTGTTGCATTGGCTCCAAGACAATCAGGCTTGACTTCCGCATCGGTAAGTCAGATTATAATAAGGCGGCTGAAAAGCACCGTAGAAGTCTGTGGAATGGTTGGCTCAGGAGGGCACAACAACAAAGTCAACTTATACAAAATGAGGGATGAGGATGAGCGTACCACCACTGATAGTTGATAGCAACGAACGAGGCTCGCTGTGCGAAGCCGTACATCGTATGGCAAGCAAGGAAGGCGTTCTCGTCAAGTCTCAATTCCTCAACGGTATGGGAGATTACAAAGTAGGCGCAGGTCACGTAGAGTGCAAGAGCCTCAGTGACTTCTTCCAATCGAGTCACAGTGGTCATCTATGGCGACAACTCGACAACCTCGACGCAAACTGCGACCGAGTGTTTTTGGTTGTCCATGGTGACATAGCCAAGTACGTCAAAATGGCTCAGAATCGAGGAGCGAAAGCCAACTATTCACGAGTCACGAACGAACTGATGGGTACGTTTGCTCGCATCATGGCTGACTTTGACTGCCATATTTACAAGGCCAAAGACCATGTCGAAGCGGCGATGTTCATCGTCAAACTACACAAGAAAGCACACAAGCCTGCCTCACGGCACGGCGCACGTGCTGTTACGAGAGTGAGCACCAACGATGTTCGTGCTGACATGCTCAATGCGATTCCGGGTTTCGGGCCTGATTTGGTCGTGAAACTGTTAGAAAAATGTGGGAGCATCGAAGAGATGCTTTTCCAAGAATCACTGAAAACAGTGAAGGGTATGGGACCTACCCTGCGGAAGCGTTTAATAGACGTTCTAACGAGCGAGGAACCCGTCCGTGTCGAACGGACAACAAAGAAGAGGGAACACAATGATAGAGCACCGAGCAGATAAATACGAGGCGGTTTCACGCTACCCCATACTCAAGGGGTATCTGAGCCACTTCAAAGAAGTAAGTAAGAACAACGAAATCCCCGGACTACTGTCGTTCTTTTTCATATTGGGACAAGCGTCGTTACCTTACGTTCGCATCCCAGTAGGAGGGAGCAACCTATGTCCGAGAGTGAGTGTGTTTTGGATTCAAGACACACGTACTGGTAAATCTGTAGCCTTTGAGGTTATTCAGAAAGTCATGGGCGACTCCGGCTTGGAGGTCGTTGACTACTCGACGGGTACAGATGCAGCACTTGTGGGGTCATTCGTTCAAGAAGAACAAGGCGAGCCACCTGTCCAACGACCGGGTGTACTTGCAGGGCGAAAGGGTATGAACTTCGACGAAGGTTCAATCCTTCTCAAGCCCAATCAGCATTCGGAGGGAACAGTTCTGTTCCTTCAATCAGCACTCAACTCCGCAGGTACAGGTCGAAACATACTGACCAAGCACTTGCGTGACGGAACAATCACAATCAAGTCAGAAGTCAGTCTATGGATTACGACATTCCCGCCGAAGGGTATCAAAGAGCACGTTCTCGACAAGGGTATCTTTCAGCGTGTTTTGCTGTATTGGCGTGAGTGGACACTGGACATGAAGCGCAATGTAGCCCACGAACTTGCAGCGAGCGTGCACAACAGGACAAAGCACGACATCAAGTATAGAGATATTGTCGACTACTTCACTGAACTACAACTGTCACTCAAGCGAAGAGTATGTGAATTGATTGGCATTCAGCCTATGCAATGGGATGAAGCCGACGATGACACACAGGAAGGGTGGGCGATGGAGGTCATGGACGAACTGTTTACAATCGATGACGGCTACGTACCTGCGCTGATTGGGGCTATCGACGAATACTACTATCTCGTTGAAAACATGGACCCACACAAGCAATCTGTCTGTGCATCGTTCATCATGGGACTACAGAATTATACGAATATCTTAGCACACCACATGGCGATGCTTGAAGGAACATGGGTCGTTCGTGGCGACCACATTGATATGGCGAAAGAAATTCTGTACGACCTGTACAGCAATCTGATTCAGTGGCTTGAATCTGAGGTCAAGGTAGGCATGGCTCATAAAGACCGTAAGAACGTTGAGCAAGCATGGAAGATGGCCTACAAGCGTTCGGAGCGATTCGACTTTGATGACAACCGTGGTGAGGGATGGGTCAAGAAACGTGACTTGTTCAACATGTTCGGTCAAGACATGAACCTCAGCAGCGACAACTCAATCAACACCAAGTACAATCAATTCGGTGCGAAACTGTTTGAAGAGACAAGCGAGAGTCGACGCAAGTATGTCCGACTACGCAAGGAGCACCTTAAGTTCAAGGAGGGAGACGATGCGTGAGTGTTTCGTGTGTCATGACCCTGACGAGTCAGCACTTCTGTTGCTCGGCTACCGAAGGAACAAAGAAGTCTGTGTCTGTGAGCCATGTAGAGGCGTCTTGCAAGAGACCATCCAACAGATAATCGAGATAAAGGAACTGATAGCATGAGCGACGTAATGGCACTCGACATCGAGACTGAGAACTATTCTCATGAGATTGGCGGGTGGAACAACACGCACATGTTTGAGCCGACCGTCGTAGCGACGTGGAACGGTTCTGAGGGCGTCGTGTACTGCAACAAGTCCGAGGCAAAGAAGTTCTTACCCGATGGCGTGGTGCTGAAAGAACTGCACCCTGAGATACTGGGTAAGGACTTATCCGACCACATCGCAAAGGGAGGCCGTGTCGTCGGTCACAATCTGATGAACTTCGACCTTCCTGTTCTACGAGATAGTCTCGATTGTTGGGCAGCAGGCGATGTTCTTTCCAAATCAAAGGAACACATTATCGACACGTCTGTTTTGTTGCGTAGCGCATCAAAGCACCGTATACCGCTATCGGATGCATGTCGTCACACCTTAGGGAGTGACAAACTCATGCGAAGCGAAGATGCGCCACTTGAATGGCGTAAGGGCAACTACGGCAAAGTAGCCGAGTATTGCTTGAAGGACGCACAACTGTCCTATGAGTTGTGGAATCACGGTCACCAAGAAGGCTTCGTCAAGGCAAGATGCCGAGAGTCAGGAGTCGTCACTGAATATGAGGTGACATGGTAAGAGGGACAAACATGACTGGAGAAAAGAAACAAACAGCACAAAGCAACAACATCCGAGCAGCCAAACTAATCGCCGACACCGTTCGGTCGACGTTGGGTCCAGCGGGTATGGACAAAATGATGGTTGACGGAGGTGGAAACGTCATCGTGACGAACGATGGTGCGACTATCCTACAGCAACTGGACATCGGACATCCCGGTGCGAAGATGATTGTTGAAGCAGCAAACACGCAAGAAAGCATGTGCTATGACGGCACAACGACAACAACCGTATTGGCGGGTTCTTTGCTCGGCAACAGTGAGCCACTGTTTGAGAAAGGACTGCACTCAAACATCATCTGTAAAGGGTATCGTCAGGCGGCAAAGTGGGCAGTTGACCATATCGAAAGCACTGCGGTTGACGCAAAGGAATATCTCACCCACGTAGCAAAGACAGCCATCACTGGCAAGTCACTTGAGACGAGCATGGAGCATGTATCAGCACTATGTGTTGAGGCAGCGGAACAAGCGAAGGGTGACATCAAGCGTATTCGTGTCATCGGGCAACCGGGTGGTTCGCTTGATGATTCGCACTGCTTCGGGGGTGTCATGCTCAATCAGACATTCTTGACGCCGAACATGCCAACAGAACCTGAGGGGCGTGTGCTTCTCATCAACACTGGCTTATCGGTCAAGAAAGAAGAGGGCGTACAGGTCAACCTGCAAAGCGTCAGTGACATCAAGTCCTACAAGCAGTATGCTGACAAGGACGTTTGGCAGGGTAAGGTCGATGCTATCGTCGAACAATTACCAAAGGGCGGCGTCGTGTTCTGTCGTGACAGTGTCAACGAACTTGTAGCAGCGCTGCTCGCTAAGAACAACATCAGCGTAGCCCATCGTGTTCCGCCAAGTGACCTCGATGCTTTGGCTACACTACTGGGCACGACAGTCAGCCATTCGGTTGAAGGTGTTCTGACAGCCTCAGATGCCTCAGTCGTACAATCGACTGTTGGTGACATGGACTATATCATTGTCAAGGGCGATGGCAACGTGACCACGCTCGTATTACGTGGTGCTACGCGTCAAACACTCGATGAGACCGAACGTGGATTCGATGATGCTCTCGGCGTGGTATGTCTTGCTTACAACAGTGGCAGGGTCGTCACTGGTGGTGGCTCATCCTACGTCGGTGCAGCGCTCAACCTTCGCAGCCGTGCTGCTGAGATTGGTGGTCGAGCACAGATGGCTATCGAAGCGTTTGCTGACGCCTTAGAGACCATCCCTGCTACCATCGCTGAGAACGCAGGGTTCGTGCCTTTGGACACCATCCTTGCGCTACGCAACGAGCATCAACAAGGTAATCAAGATGCAGGTCCTGACATCGAGAACGGTGGCACTTGCTCTATGATTGAGGCAAACGTATGGGAGCCAGTTGGCTTGGTAAGGCAGGCAATCCTGTCAGCAAGCGAAGTCAGCATCAGCATTCTTCGTATCGATGACATCATCGGCAAGAAGTCGGATGACTAATGCGTCCGTTGATTGATGATAGTGTCCTGTGCATGGCGCAGTAGCAGCAATGACATTTGCCCATGCCCTGACTTTTTCAGCCGTTTGCGTATGTTGGAAAGAGACGCTCGCTCGGCTATCGGCCCCAAGCCACCGTGCTTGCGAATGTAGCCACAGTTCGGACACTCGTGGAGCACTACTGCTGGACCTGTGGTGTATTTGCCTGATATAGACAGCGGTAACGCCGTCGTCTTACAGACTTCACACGTCTGCATCAGTTGGTCAATCAGTTCGCCCATGTGAATCTAACCTACAATCAGCGTCATAGCCAACTCAGTACTGTTTGTATCGTAGGACATGCGCCCCAACCTGACGGCCACTCGTCACTTAGGATAACGAGTCCATCTCCGTCATCACGGATTAAGTGCAAATGTTCATCATAAACATAGAGAGGGTATCTTGCTTCCATTGCTTCCTTTACTGACGGCATCAAATCAACTCCGAGACTCTAAAATATGTAAGTGCAGTGTTAGCACTTTGTACTTGGTACGTGCCTGATGAAAAACTGGCATTAGCGTAGTGGCGTAATCTGTCATTTGCATCTAATTTGACTACGGTTGTTAATTGATTTTTTTGTCCCGAACCCGATACTTCTCGTACAACAATATCAGGGTAGGTTGAGCCGCCATCTGTCGATTTATAGACCATTGAGAATGACCAAGTGGGGGTAAGATTCAGATAAAATCCTACACTGACAAGATAGTAGCCATCTCTTGGTGCGACAAAGGCATAGTCGCTGGCGTCAAAGTCGCTATTTTCATCGTATTCTGTCGTACTGTGTTGTATGACAGCCGGGACAGTACTTGTTAGTGCCGAACCCGGTGTTGTTATTTTTGCAAACATGTGTGCTCTCGTAGTAGGTATCGCATCCAACTTCGTCTTATCAGCGGCTGACATCGAACCTGCCGCACTGGTTGTAGCCGCACTGATACCGATTGTACCTGTCGTTGTGATTGTACCACCAGTGATTGGTGCAGTAGTTGCAATAGAAGTTACCGTACCAACACCCGCACCCGAAAGTCCAATCACACTCCACGCACTGCCATCGTAGCCGAATGTGACTGACTTCCCCACTGCTACATCGTAGTTGAGGCCGGATGGGTCAAAGTGCAACGTATGGCTACCCGATGGATGGTACACACGGATTGTATGACTGTGTGGGAACGTATTGGTGGGTGTCAATGTAATGTTTCCAGTTGTCGTAATGACCCATATGTTCGGACCATCAAATGTCGCAGTTTGGTTGGAACCAGTTGTGATGGTCTTGACCTCGTTGGGAGCGAGTCTCCAAGTGTTGCGAGTAGGCGAACCACCTTGGTCACGTCGAGCGCTGTAGTACAGTACTGCGTGCCCGTCAGGGCTGTGACTTTGCCATATTGCTCCGAGTGGTGAAGCGTTGAACGCACCTGATTCAGCACCACCAATGCGTGAGTTCATAGTATCAAGTGAACGATTGGCGTGGTCGATTGATTCTCCACTGGCGTAGCCACCTGTGGCACCCGACGTCAGTGGTGTCAAGTACATCGGGCTGTTGCTAAGCAAACATCGCTTGTCGCTAACCGTAGGTGTGTTGAGCGAAGCAGTGACGTCTGCTGCTCCACCTGTCATCGTATATCGCAAGACAGCAAGCACTGTGACCTCTTGGTTGTTCGTAGGTCCCGGTGCTGACAAGAAAGTATCAGATGTGAGAGGCGTACCTGTTGATGTTACGACAGGTGTACCGAAGTGATGCTTAACGTTTGCAACACCAGTGTTGTTGTCAGCAACAACGTACACAGTCACAATCACGTCTGAGTTCGATGCAGGTACAGCCGGTAGTGAGCCAAGATGCCAAGTCGTGTCGCCTGCTGTATAGGTCTTCGATGAGTTTGGACCGTTAGCGAACGAATACAATACGCCACCAAGCGAGGCATAGCCACCATACACAGTAACCGAACCGCTACCGGACACGGTAACGTGACCCGCAGTGTTCGTACCTGTGTTCTGACGATTGCTGTCGTTGTAGGCACGGTCGTCAAGTCGAATGATACCGTTGCCGTGCAACCCTTCGTACAGATTTGTGAGTGATGTGCTCGTTAGCCCTGCACCGTCTTTCAACGATTCAGATGATGCGGTTTGTCCAGTTGTATGACCTGATAGTGGGTTGACCATGTTAGTTCACCTCGATGATTGTTGAGAATATCAGTTCCGTATCAGACGACTTCGTGATTGCGTCGTACGTGTATCGGAATAGTGCTCGGTCAGCCGAGCGAATGCATACCTCTCGGAGAGGTAAGGTAAATGAATCAGTCGTCGTCAGTTTGGCCTCGACTGAAATGGTGTTGTCGTCGACAATACGGACAACAGGCGTGACTGTGACAGCAGGGCGACCTGCTCCGCCGTCTTCACTGGTGGCAATACCTCCGTCAAAGCCAAAGACCACTTGCGTAATCTCCTCAGCCAACTTATCCACTACAAATCGGTGCCCTGATGTCAGTAACGGCATTCAACCATTCCCCTTTACTATCCATTTCGACTGAGATGTCCCCAACGTCAACAATGCGTTGTCTGCTTCGGCTACTGAGCCATCTCCTTTAATCAATCCCCTTGTAGGGTGCCCAATTATCATTCCTTCGGGTCGAATTTGCCTTGCAGCGATAACCCAAGTGGTTTTGACGGTCATCGTAGCGCTGACAGCGTAGTTTTTCTCCTTGACCTGCTGTTTTTCCTCTTGTCCGTCGTCAAACATCGAAGAAATGTCGCCTTCTTGCGCTCGTTGTATCAAATCTTCCAAACTACCCTCTATTGACGACACTTTGATGTCAGAACGGCGCTCAGTAAGGTTGTGGCGCACTCGTAAGACAATATCTTGAGTCTTTTCGTTAATATCTTGGAATGAAACGATGTCACCGGCTCGTACAGCCATCGAATTGATGGTTCCGGTCAACATTTTAGCACCTTTTGCACGTTTTGCGGTAGCCAAGAACTTACGACCGATGTTTTTCGTCGCATTGCGGTTGTTTGCGGTCGGTGCGAAGATACCGCCCTGCACTTCACGCACTCCATCCTTCTGAGACTCAATATCGTCGACTTGAATGATGTTATCATCGTTGTTTGCACGTCGTTTTCCTCGTACAGTGACTCTATTCGGCGCTGCATCCATGTTTTCTTCGGTAATACCGTCAGAAACCATATCTTGATGGATGTAAACCGACCGATTGCCACGTAGTTGGTGCACATAACTGACCATTCCGTGTGAATCAGCCTTTGTCATGAAGCCATCGTGCCTTGCTAAGTACCTCAAAGCGGTCAAAGCATCCACATTGTTGATATTCTTTGCCACAAACACGTTACTTGGCGCCGAAATACGGAAGCCTGAGAGGGTTTTCCTACCTTCGGTGACGATTCGTTCAGCCAAATCACTCGTCCGAAGCCCGACGGCTACTGGTTGTGCAATTTGCAAGCGCTTACCATCGAATCCCATGTCAATTAGACTGCGACCCTTGAGATTATTCAAGCGAATGCGTGTGCCTTTCGTGGCGGCTTCTATAGAATGTGGTGCGAGGCGCTGTTTGCTGTCATCGGCATTGATGAACAGTGAAGGAACAGTCGACGAAGCGTCGAACTGGTCGTCTCCATGAAAGACACCGCCCCTGAATCTGTTCCCACCCGATGAGGTGTGCTCGATTCGGATGGTGTCGTCCTCTTCTGATAGTGTGTAAGTCTTGTCGGTCGACGACTCAAAGTCTGTACGCACAGGCGAGCCTGCTACACGCTTGGTAGCCGACGACACGTACGTAGCGTGACGCACAGCGTTGTCAACAAACGACGGCTTGCGAACTCGCTTCATGACAGTTGACTGGGCTTCGCTGAATCGCCCTGTCGTTCTGTTGTATGCGTCAGCCATGCTATCACTCTCCACCTATGTGCTCAGTGCCTCTTTCATCGATGGTTCTGCCCATATCTTGTATTCGTTGAAGTTCGTATTCACTGTAGCCTAAATCCCTATCCATGTAGTTCCTCAACCTGACATCCTCGGCAGGTAATTGGAACTGTTCCTGTCCCAACGCATCGGCTCTATACATAGTATGGGTATGCGGTGATTTGGGCATGACTGTCAAAAATTGAGGCGGTATGCCCTTAGGAAAAGCATGCGTAGAATGTCCCTCCGCTTCTCTTAGTTCAGGCTCTCCTACCCCTTCCCTTACACCGATGTAAGAGGGTGGACCTTGTTTCATTCGACGTCCATATCTCTCAGCGGCTGCTGGAATTTGGGTTACAAATGCACCATGCCCCCAGTCCGAACCATCATTTGGTAATACGCCCAACCTTCTTATTGAATCAACGTTGACTTCGGGAGTGCCGTGTAACCACTTGACAGGACCATAGGGGCTTGGTAAATCGGGGTGAAACTCACCAAGCGTCGTCTGACGCTTTAGTAATGTCCAAGCCTCATCCATCGGCATCATGCTATCACTCTCCACTGTGGTCGCCTGTGTTAAAAGACGTATCGCCCGAACTACCCTTCGGATGCAGGGTTTGACTGTGACGTGGTTGGACTGAGAAGTCAGACTCACCGTCCTCGGCCAACCGACGAGGCGCATCACTACGGAAGTGCTCAAGTGTGTTCTCGCTCATGACGATACGGGCGACTGGTTGTGTTACATCCGTCTTGGTATATCCTGTTACGTCGACGCCGAGAATCTTTGGACCGTCGCTTGTTGATGTGGTCACACTGCTTGCAGGCTTAATCGCATACACTGGCTTGTACGGAGGCGACGATGGTGTGCCTGTACGGGCTGACGGTGCATCGCTGACATAGAAACCATACTTGCAACCACCTGTGGCTGCATAGAAGTTCGGGCTGGCCTGCGGTGTACTACCTGTCACAACAGGATTATGTCGGAACATTTGGATGTGTGACTTGTCAAGTGTCATGACTGGACGCAGTAAGAACTCGATTGTGCTGTCCGTGTTGTTCGTACGGTCAACTTTCGGCGAATGGTTCGCATCCTGATACGGGTTCGTCGAATCAGCCGCAGCAGTTGCGCCCCAGCCGAAGTCGGACAACACGCCTTCTCGCACCGACCAATCCATCACGTATGTACCGCCAAGCGCCCAAAATGCGTGAGCGTTCGATACACGCAGCACACCCTTGACAGGTTGTCCACTCCAAGAGAGTGATGTCATGTCGAGATGTCCAAGCGTTTGGCTACCAATGTCGAGTGCCCCACGTAGCGTTGTACGTTGCCCAACCTCACGGTCAGTGTGCAGGCTGTGCGCTTCTGTGCTCATGATAACATACTCACGACTGATGCCGTCATTGAGTTCGCCAAGAGTATCGACGTCAAGCCCTGCACGCACACCGTCACCGCCAACAGGCTCGGCCAACAGCGAGTTAGCAGTTACTGACTCAACTCCTTCGCTGACCATAGCGGTCGGCTTGAGCAATCCATCTTCATCAGCAAGGCCAAGTCGATTGCTGATACCACGTTCAACTTCGTCTGTTTGCAGCACGTCGTTTCGTGGACGAATCAATCCTTTTCCTACAGTTGGCTCAGCAGTGGGTTGTGAAACAACCAATCCTGTTGGCTCGACTGTTTCAGATACGTCGGCCAGTAGACTCTCGTTGAAGTGTGTAGGCCAACGAACACCACGTCCGTCACCACGGTCACCGACTCGCATAGCACTTGCAGGGTTAAACCAGTCCGCAGTGCCCATGTTTGAAGATGCGTTGTTGTCGTTGTTGGCGTTACCGCTATAGCGGTCAGTGCCATCGCCACCGAACAGGCTGTTCGCAGCAGGTCGGTGTGTGACGTTGGTGTCAGCGTAAGCATCCTCAGGGTCCCATGCAGGTCGAATACCAAACCCACGTACTGGGAATCGACGCACGTCTTCACCACGCGTGTTGCCCCACCAGTCAATCAAGTAGAAGCGATGAGCCTGAGCAAGTTCAGCAATGCCCAAGCCTGCGTGGTCGTTCGGGTACATGCGTCGAACAGATGAACTGTTGCGTACTGTACGTACAGGACAACCAAACGGCTGTGTCATCCGACGACCGTCGCTGTATCGTACCTGTCGACCGATTTGGTCTTGATTGAGCATAGCACTGATTTGCGTCAGTCGCTCCAGTATACCAGTGTAAGTGGCAGGGAAGTCCGCATCGGATTGGTTGGTGTCAGCACCGACGTAATCCCATCCACTTGTTTTGTTGTCTTGTTGGACAAACGGTCCGTGGTAGTAGCCGAGCAACGCATTCGTTGTAGCCGTGCCTTCAATCCAACCTCGCACGTACGGAGACCACCGTGGTCGATTGTACGGCTGTCTTACCGAGAAGCGGTAACCGAAGCATGTATTACGTGCATAATCTGAATCTGATGTCATTTCTGCATAGGTGCGTTCTTCGATGCCAGTATTGTCACGGAATCCAACGCAATCAATACCAAACAACTTACCGCCCCATCCGATGACAGTCTCAAGGAACCCATCGAGACGGCTTGAGCCTGCACCTCCACGAGAGCCACTCGGCCAATAGCCTGCAAAGTTGTATTTGTCTGAGCCGTCTGTACCGCCCTGATGGTCAAGTGTACCTGTTCCGTCGACCAATGCATCCATTTGTGCAGCGGTATATACCGTTCCGTCGTGGAAGTCAGCCGTAGCCCCATCGTTATCAGCATCGTGCGGAGGAGCGACCCACTTCATGCCAAGAGCAAACGGACCCTTTGACGCTGCATAGAAGAAGTCGTGGTAGTGAATTGTCTCAAAATGCTCAGGAATGTTGTTGAGCGATGCCTTGTTGACAGGTGAGTCGGCTGCACCCGTAGCGCTATAGAATGAGCGACTGCTATCATCTGAGTAGTATGTGTACGGGCGCCCAAGATTTGGATGCCACATACACAGGAATGCATCAGGTGTATGCAACGAGTTGGTATCTCGTGTACCTGCAAACGTCTGAGCAAGTGTACGTGTGGCAATACTCGATTCTGAGTTCTTGAAAACCTCACCTGCTTTTCTGTTGTCGTATGGTCCACTGAGTCGTAGGATTGTACCTGCGGTCAGGTTGGTAAAGAACAAATTGGCTGTCGATACTCCTTCAAACGTCGTAGCCGCAGCCAGTGTAGCGTGCGCCAACGTACCCGTGCGGTTCGTGTAGGTAGCCGTACGACGCTCGCCGTCAGCATCGATGTACTCCAGCACTTCGCCGTAGTACGGCTCCACTGGGAACAACTCATTGCTGTCGACTGTGACTGTCTGTGCACTTGCATCAAACGAAATGACGACGCAACTTGGGTTAAGACTACGTGCTCGATAGTGCTCTCCGTAGATGTCAGGGTAGATAGTCGAGAAACCTGCAAGCGTAATCTGTGCACCAACCGCACCAAAGGCAGGTCGATTGAGTTGATAGTAGTGGTCAGGCGTGTGCCACTCAAGGAACTTGAACTCGTCAGCCGAACTGTTGCGTGCACCATCTTTGTGCAACTGCGCCCACCATGGCACAGTTGTTGTCATACCCGGCGTTGTTTGGATAAACATGTTCGGTCGGTATGGTAGGCTGCGACGTGTGAACGCAGGTGATGCAGTTTCGTCAACACCAAGCGGGTTGTACAATCCCAGCGTAGGGATGTTGGTGAACTGGCTTCCCGCATCAGGTTCCAAATCAAGAATAACTTCGTTGATGATAATCTCACAGCCCCGCACGTCAGCCATGGTTGCTTCGGCAAGGACGAGTGTCATACCACCAAGGCTTGACGTATCGTGTTCTATAGCGATAACTGTGTTGACTTGTTGCCCTGTCAGTTCTGTAACTTTGTCTCCTGATTCGGATGGGGCTTTGGTTGCATCACTGTGATTGAGATGGTAACCAGTAATCTGTTGTGAGAACACGTTTGGCTGAATGATAATTTGATACGCTCCGACTTCCATTGGGTCAGGGAAGTGGTTGTCAAGCGTGTACGTTCCCGCTGCTTCCAATACGACTGAATGTCCGCCTTGTGAGTTCGTCGTACCTGCTATTCCATTTGACGCAGCAATACCATAACCATCATACTTGACCTTCGTTTCGGTCATGAGCGTAAACGCACCACCATGAATATCAGATGGTGCAAATGCTGCCGTTGGTCCGCTGAACCATACAAGCGGGTCACGCCCCGGTGCGTTGTCGACTACTTCGCCATCGCCCAAGTAAGCATCTTCAAACGGCTTGTTTGATGCGCTTCGACAAGCAAGGTGTAAATCGTACATTCGCTGATAAGCAGGGTGAGCGTAATGACCGGGCAGTAGCGCCATTGTCGGTGTGACATAATGGTGACCCATACGAGGGATTGGCATAGGTGTCATCTTTGGACTGCTTAAGTGAAGATACGGATTAGCGATGTCAGAAGTCATTGCTACCCAGTCGATGTTCGGCATGTCAGGGCTTGAGCCACTGTATTCGCTGTGGTCACGCAATCGGCGTGATGCAAAGAAACGTGTGCTACCAGCAGGCATGTAGTACGAAGGCACGACTTTGAGTCCAGTCTTGCCTGTAACAAACGATACAAAATCAGGAGATACGACAACGCCAGTGAATTTGTTTGTTGCTGTGTTTGTGTACGAAGCGATAACACCTTTGTTCGTTGTTGGGTCATACACTCGCAAGAACCAACGACCACCGCTTTGTTCACTGGTGACTTTCCACACAGCCGCCTCAGGTGTTGAACCTACGTCGGGGTCAGCAAAGGTAGCGACGTTGATTTCGTCACCTGACAGCGAAGTGAAAGACAACTCGTCGACATCGTCACGGTGCGTCATTGTCACACCCATTCGTGTAACGTGGAACTGTAGTGAACGGTCATGTGGCTCGTATGCTGTCTCAAGCGGATTGTTGTTTGTGTGGTCAGACCAACCCTCGGCAGAAGAGTCAGGCGAACCAAGCCGTGTTGCAGATACATCTGTACCGTCTTGACTTAGGTGTTCCCATCCGTTGTTCTCCCACGTAGGCCAAGCACGTGGTCCGGGCTTTGCATTACTAAACATGTCTGTAATCGCCTGTTGAGGTTGTGATGGATGTTGCATACCTCCGCTACCCATCGTTTCGTTCTGATAGCCTTGTATGCGGTCAAAACTTGGCCGAACAATGATGTTGCCCGGAATGTCGTCAGGGTCGGGTAGTCGGATTTTCAAATTAGGCGAGATACCTGAGCCTGCAAGAGCAGGTGACAGTCCTTCGATTTGCCTGTCGCTCAGATGCCTGAAATCAAGAATGACTGTTCCAAGCGGACTGCCGCCTGCGATTCTGTGCTCTTGTCCAGTGTCATCGACAACTTGTAGGCTTTGGAACTGAATCTCTTCGTTTGGTATGAGGAGTGCATCTTCAATTTTTGTGGCAAATTGATTTTGCTCAGCCAGTTGCGGGTGTGACAACTCCTGTGCCTGAATGATTGGGAACATTGCACCGTTCGTCGTTTCAAATGAAAATCGATTGTTTCCAAGTATCTTCTCGCCGACCTTCTTGTAGGCTCCGCCATCCTTTCTATAGACCCACGGTACCATACCAAGACCACGTGCGTTGACAGAAGGCATAGTGAGATTGCCTCCGTCCATGCGCTTCCATACAACGTGTTCTTCGTTGAAGTTGCGAGCAGGGTGTCGGTCGTCGTAGAACTTGTAAATACCAGTAGCAGTTGCACTGTACTCAGTCAGTGTCGAAACACCCTTGCAGGTAACTCCGTATGTGGCAGTGTTTTCGTGGAACTGGCTTGCAGTGACCTTTGATTCATCCCAAAACAAATCGCCCGTAGGACTTTGGCAAGGGTCAGCACGTTCAATGGCACTGGTGCCAAGAGCGCTGTGCCAGTAGGTTTCTGTGCCGACAGAAGGGTATGAGGCTGTTTGTGGGTAAGAACTTACATCAGTCATCATCATCGCTTCGACATGAGGACCTGCGGTAGCAGGACCAACGTATCGGTCACGGTTGTGTACCTTTGCAGTGTCCCACTGGGTTGTACCTGCGTTGGCAAGAGTACCGCTTCCTTTAAGGTCAAGCCAGTCACCTGCACACAAAATACCGTCACGGTCAGCCTTTGCAATCAAAGGCATCTCGCTTTCGTGCGTGATAGCAATCAAATGGCGCGAGGCTAAACCAATCTCACATGACTGCTCATATACGCTTGCAGGCATCGAGTCAGCACCAACAGGCGAACTGCCCGACAAACAAGATTCGGCTGCTCCGTATGGATTGAATCCGAGGAAGGGGTGCCAAGCACCCTTACCAGCAGGGAACTTGGTACTGCCAATTTGAGTACCGTTGTATGAGTTAAGATACGAATATGCTTCACCCGACCAACCCACTGCTCCGATTGGTTTGGTTCGGTCAACGGCATCGACATAACCGCTGTAGTGAACCTGTGTCATGTGGTCACGGGCTTCGGAGGTGTTATTGTAACGGTGCGTACCTGATTTAGTCCACACGTAAATTTTGACCGAGCCGGGTGGCGATACGTTAAGGGGAATGGCGGGAATTGCAGCCTTTGTTGTTGGGTCAACAATGTTTGTTGTTCCCGAAAGATTACTGCCCAGCGTAAATACTGCACCTGCGTATGATGTATAAGAAGCAAATCCATTGATGGCAGCACCATCAGTAACACGTAGCCAGCCATACTGTGGTAGTGTCGTTGGTATGGCAGCCGTAGCCTGTAACGTAGCGGCTGCACCACTCTCTTCTGTATATCCATTAGCGTCAAACGTTAATTCAACCCAACCGTATCGGTCTTGCTTTGATGCAGTTTGGAATGAAGGAAGGAATGTTCCTCCAATGGCTTTTAGTGGGTCTGTTCCGGGGAATGTGTTGACGCCTGCTGCAACAATCGCTGCAAGTTCTTCTGCATTTTGTGCACGAGTAGCATCAATGACCACATAATCTGAATTGCTTGTCATGTCTGTTTCGCTTCCAAACGTACCTAAGTAAGCAGTTCCTAACAAAGACGACACACGGAATACTGTAGGGTTTTGTTGAGCATTTGAGCCATTTCCTGCTCGGTTGCCTGAAATGGGGTGCATTGGATTTCGCTCAATATGGTTGTCAAGGAAATGGCCGCCGGGGTGATAACCTCCATCCATGTGCCAAACACACGAGCGTGCTAATGTTGTAGCGAGACCTGACGCTCCCATATTTGTACCTGCATAGTTTGCAAACACGTACGACATTGGGTGAGCGTGAGCAGGTGGGTTTGTTGCAGTCATTTGCGTATCATAAAACAAACCTTGCCCTGCTGTCTGAGCAAACAATGTGCTGTTTGGTTGACCTTTCGATGGTTCCCAATTCATAACGTAGTTGTACCCTTGTACATTGCCTTTTTGATATTCAGCCGTAGGTGGTAAATGAGCACTGAATCCGTTACGACTACTTCCGCCGTGTGCAATTTCGTTAGGTAAATTCTTGCCAGTCGGCACACCGCTGTAGCCGTTACCACCAGTAACTATACTGGACAATTGCGGTTCGTGTGCCGCAAAATTATGAGGTACGCTTTGGCCGGGTCCAAAAACCATGTACGTTGTATGGTCGGTAGAATCACCTGTCGCACTGTATCGTGCATGCGGGTGTGAAAACCGAAGCACGATTGGGCTTGGTCGTTGACAGCGAACAGTGGTTGAACTGTCTGTATATGTCACACCAGTAGCAGTTTTGAATTTACCAGTGCCTGCATCCAAATCAAACGACAGCATGGCATCTTGGTTGAAGAATGGCATACTGTTTCGACCTTCGTGCTGGTCGAGATACGGAGTTCCGGGGAACATTGCGAGCATTGCGTTTGCATCAAGTAAGGCGTATGAGCCTGCTATCTCACCGACGTTCTGTAATCCAGCCGAACCTGTCGGTCCGCCTGAGTATGGGTGCTCATAGAACTCACTGTAATCGTTTTGCGTCCCATCGTTGACGTCAAGTGTAACACCTGAGAATCCACCGCCAAAGTACAGTGGTACCCAGTGGTCAGGACTATCGTGTGCGCCTCGGAAGTACAGAAACGGTTCACCATGATGACTACCTGCTCGACGGACGCCTTCCGTTTCAGATGCATATTTTATAGAGCCTTGTCTGACGAGGATGTCATTGTTGGAAATAGAAGAATCGAATTTTATTGTATCTTGTGTAAATTCAATTGTGGTTGTCGAATCTTCGCCACCGGATGCGCCTGCACGACTACTCACAACGCCTGACTCTTCGCTTCCAAGCCACACTGTGAATTTCTCACCCCACGAATTTTCAGTGCCACCTTGGTTGCTACAAGGCGTTGTGATGAGATAGATGTATTCTCCAGTAGGTACGTGAATGTGGCTGTGACTGATATAAGAACCGACGTTAATCATAGGGCTGTTGACGCACGGTATAACACGGTCGCCTTCTGTTCTATAGAATGTGTTGCCTCGTAGGTTTTGTTTCCAATCGATTGTATCAACGACATTGTTCGCACTATCGACAAGAACAGGCGTTGCCGTGTTTGCGTTTGTGCCCCGATACTTTGTAGTAATGTGAAGCACAGTTTTCGGAATATACCCAACATCGAGTCGTGTTCCATCGCCAAATTCATCAGATGCAAGACCACCCAAATGGTCGGTACCAGTTGCTTGAACAGATGCCCCTGCTTGGAATCCCCAATCTTTCTCACGGCTGACTTCAAACAACTTACGCAGCGGAATAATTCGCTTGGATGCTGAATGTGATTTGACACGAATGGCTGTAGGAGATACACCCCATTCGCCAAGCGTACGACCGTCAGGTGCAAGCATGTGCGTGCAGTCGAACGTGGTTTTGCTGACATCCTCACTGTTCGGGTCATCCATGGTCATTGCAAACTCAACGGCAGCAGCCATAACCTCGTCTGTCAATACAGACGTAAACGACATACGTGGACAGATAATTCGTGTGACGCCTGAACCGTATGCTGATGTGTTGCCTTCGACATTGTACAGGTAGTGAACACCCGATGCGCCTGCTTTGTCGTAGTGGGAGCGACTTTGGTAATACAGCGGTTCACCATTGTTGTTCCCTGTTTGTGCCGCTAAATCTGTAATGTCATTAAGTTGAATCATACCCTTTTCAGGGAATCCAAGATAACCCAAAATATCGGGATGATTTAACGTGCTACCTGTATCGTACGGGTCAACAAGTGTAATTTTAAGAGCATCAGCCCCGCTTACTGTAACGACTTGAACGGTTGCTGCTATACCAGTCGCAGGCGATGGGTAATTGTTCCATAGATTTCCTTTGAACTTCTTTTTCGTTCCGCCAGTGAACTCTCCACACACGTCACCTTCACCGAACATGTGCTTACCAATCGTGAATCCACCTTGCCCGACATCACGGTCATCGAAGTGAATGACTACTTCGTCATCAAGCGTCGACGGTAACACAGTCAAATCGTTTGCAAACGACTGACCGTGTTGTCGATATACCATACGAATAGTGTGGTTCTTACCACGGTGGTCAACAAAACGAATGCCATACAATTGTCCATTGCCTATGTTGTCCGTACGAATCTCTTCATCCGGTATGTAACCGCCAGTTGATGTAGCATCGACTGTTCCGTGCTGAGCAAATGCAGCGACGTTGTTGCCATAGATGTGCTCAAATCGATTATCTTGCTGGTCACGACCAAAGCCCCAGTTACCTGCGTCGGGTGCCCAACCGGGTATGCCTGCCTGTGTCAAGCCGCCAAAGTTGATGCGAGCACGTGCAGGTGTACCTATACGCAGTCCATCGATGAGTTGAGAGGCAGGGCTTTTTGCCTCAAACGATTCGTCAATGATTGTGTTGGAGTTGCGACCTGATGCGATTTCGCTGGTGGATGAGGCCATGTTGCTGGATGTACCCGTGGTTTCAGGTCCGAACTCAAGGTTGTTTCTAAATGGCTCATCTACCTCATCGGGTGGAAGATACTCTTTGAGCGTCGTAATTGGCGCAAACGGACGCCCAAAGCGGTTGATTGGCATTGGTGCAGGGTGCATGTTTTCACCCGTCATCTCGTCAGGTTGACACCAATAGTTACGGAACCGACCACCATGACCAATCAAGAACTGCGGTCGATACGACAACTGACCACGTGCATTATCGAGCCATACACAGAAGTTACGACCTGACGCACCGGGTACTGTGCTGTGAATTACAATACTGAATCCGGGCTTGCCACCCGAATCAGCAACAACACGACCAAGGTGAGCACGAACATACCCCATGTGCGTACCACGGTCATGCGAAGCAAACGCTCGCTCCTTGTCCCAAAACGGCGAAGGGTCGTGCGTGCTTCCCGTAGCAGCAAAGCCTGCGTTGAGATGAGCAGCAGTAGGGTCAGTGATGCCATTTGTCACGTCGGCCTGATTTGCTACGCGTGACAGACCGAATCGCTCACTCTCGCCAAAGTATTGGTCGGCTGGCTTTCGTGCATGAGTCCGCCCGTTTGGTGCGCCTGCTTGATTTATCAGACGAACAATCTCACGAGCAGCGGCCTCGATGTTGCGAATGCCGTCTTTCATACCAATCTCGCCAAAATCAATCGTGAGGCGACGAACAAAGTCCATGTCAGACCAGTGAGGCAAATGCTGCAAACGAGATTCTTCGTGCGTTGACAAATCGAGCGACGTCGTACGAATACCCTTGAGTGCTAAGAATACAGGAATACACCGTGTCCCATCAGGCGTGTCAAAGAATGTTGCAGTCTCGGTTGTAGTCGTGTTGATTTGCTTGTGCTCAAGGTTAGCGGCTTCATCCTTCGTTGACATCACTGCGGGATTTGTGCGTACTTGTATACCTGATAGGTCAGGGTCACTCGGTGTATGTCCATGATAACCAGTAGCATGTGTGCTCAAATCAACGTTTAGATTCCATGTCGACTTGTGCGCCATGGCTGCTTCCATAAATTCAGACTGGGTAGTTGACGCAAGTGACTTGTTTTGCGAAGGGAACCCATTAGCAACGTCGAGTCCTGTACCCGCCCCAGTCGTTTGGTTGTTAATTGTGCCTGAGGACACTGGTTCGTTACCGATTGTTGCAGCCTGCGGACTTGACTGTACTTGCATCCACAGGTCTTGGAATGCGATGAACTCACGGTCGTGTGCCACGTCGTACAACAATACACGTGCATGCTCCTCAGTTGATTGGTAGGGGTCAATGTATGCAACGGTCGGAGCGTCCGCTGCACTCAATCCCAACGCCTCGTAATTCAATTCAACCGTTTTATTGACGTGCTGAACAAAGTTACGTGCAGTCTCTATGCACGAATTACCAATCAAGAAGTTCTCCATCGCTATGCTTTCACGTGGCGTCGTAGCAAAGTCACCTTCACCTTCCAAGAATCCACTCCATACCTCAGCCTCGTTGAGCGTTCCTCGACTCTTGCAGAACAGCCCTTCGATTGCGTGAGGGTTTGTGTAGTGCATGTTCATCCAAATCGTATCGCCTGCTCGCAGTCCACCGTTGCAGTACGGGTTCGCCCAAGCCGTGTTCAAGAATGCATTTTCCTTGACCTCAGGGTAAACGCCCGAAGGTGCATGCATATCCCACAGAATAATCTCGTCACCAACCTGAGGGTTGAACCCTGAATCAATGTTGTTGAGTGCAATTGCACCAGTTGATGTCGTGATGGTATCGTAGTGAGCAAATTTGTAGACTGTTCCATTCCACCAAGCAATTCTGTATTTGTAATTTGACGCATGTGCATTGCTTGTTGGAAAGTCACTAAAGTCTCTTAACGTCAACGTACTTGATAAATATGAATTGACTGTTGAACGAGCACGTTTGTTCTTGATGCGTTTAAGATGTGGATTTGCACGTGGACCTGCACGGAACTCAACAGCACTGACGTATTGCTTCATACCGTAATCTACGTTTCCTCCCTGTGTCATGACATTCGCACGGTCGTAGTAATAAGGTCGGCGAGCCTCAAACCCTGCGCTATCCACTAACGGGTTGTCAGCAATTGACGGATAATTCATGTCTTGGAAACCCGAACCCGGCATGATTGATACACCGACTGAGAGTTGTTGCAAGAAGTTCTTGCTGAACGCCCAGTTATCATCGGATGATGCGTTACCTGCAACTTCAAGATAGCCGCTTGTGTTGCGAGTGTCATATAACACCCACTCGCCTGACGGCAAGAATGCACGACGATAGCGCAGTGCACCGTCAATCGAGGCGACGGTGACAGGTGCAGCCGTAGCGATGGGGAAGACTTTGTAGTCTTGAACATAAATGCGTCGGTTGGTCGAGTCGTATGGTTGACTTACCACAGTACCTCGGCGGTGTTCGTTCGTCTTGATTGATGTTGAAAACGCACTGTTGACTGTCGGGTCTTCGGGTGCAACTGACGGTGCTCGTCGTCCGACAGGATTAGGCGCCCATGTTGGCGCAGCATAGGTTGCATCGAGGTGCAACTTCATGCTGTTATCAGGTCCGGGGAAGATGCCTTCGTCTTCATTTTCAAAGAAGAAGTCGTCGAAGAGAGGTATCTCGACCATTGCACGCGTACTTGCGTATTGCGTGCCGAGTTGGTAATCGTGTTGTACTGTATCGAGTGTTTGGAACAGTCTGTCGTTGATGGTCGTCCCATCGTTACACATCGACCCTTCATTGAATTGGTCGTCGACTTCGACAACCGAGCCTGCTTTTATTCCGGTTGCTGTCACCCAAGCGCTGAAAGAATCGCTTTCAGACCCATCAGTAAGTACAAACTTACCACTACCAGTATGACCCGTTCCCGAAGAGAACGTGAACTTCGTTCCGTCCTTACTTGTGTATTCGGCTGAGGCATACTTTTTCGCACTATCACCTGACTCTATAGACACTCCAAAGTATATTCGACCAACCTTCGGGAAGCAATACGTTCCCCAAGATGCAAGGGCTGACGATTTGTTGTTTAGGGGCACGACCGTAACTTGTGTGCTGGACGTTGCCGACACTCGGACTGAGCAGTCTCGGCGTGTCGACCAGCCAAGCCGAGCCGTCGGTGACGGGTTGTAGGTCGGCTTTGTGTTGATAGCACCTTGCCCTGCGCCTCCGAGCGTTACTGTAACGACTGGTGAACCGGGCATGGTTTCTTTGACGACGAACGAGTCAGGTGCTCCGTCACCCTTGACACTGACGGAATTGGCAGCCAAGTCAGCCCCAAGCCCATGTGCTCGGAGGACTGAGGTGCCTGCGTCACCATCAGACATTGTGAGCGCACGACCACGTCCCATGAGATAATGAATTTCAAACTGGTTGGCTCGCACATTGGTTCCTTGTTCGTTTGTGAACAACTTTGACAGTTGTGTGAATCGATTACGGTCAGAAGGCTGTACAACAAATTCGGTGTATATACCGTCGGTTGTGTGCGAAACGATGTCAAATACTTCGTGCACTGCGCTGCTTTGAGCAGTTGTCCCGACGGCTCGACCCATTGGTTGGTAAAACAATTCCTCGTTGTCAACGACCGCTTGTGTGCTACCTGACGCCAATGTGATTGAGGTACTGGTCGAACTGTCCACAGTGCCAAGTTGAACACCATTAAGACTGAATAAACGTGTCCCTGCGCCGAAGAAATTAGTAGCATTGGCACCATCGACAGTAATCGTGGTCGTCCCTGCTGCGTGACCGCCGTTGTTATTGACGAAAACACCTGTGCTTTTTCGTGTAGCACCTTGCTTACCTTGTACAAGATAACCATCCGAGTCCACATCGAACTTGTCGTTGCCATTACTTGACGGTATGATGACGATTCGATTGAATACTGAATCACGGGCGCTGTTGCTTGCACGAGGAGAAAGTATGCGACGTGGATTCAGTTGCGGTGAATCAGAACTGTGAACTGGAAGATAGTTGTCGGGACACATTGTAAAGTCAAGGGCACGCTCAGTCTGATGTCCTTCTTCATCATCGCCGTTCAGTTCTCCTTCTTTGTAAAGCATCTGACTCGTAGTAACACAGCGAAGCACACCACCTGCTGCATGCACAACCGCTTCGCCTGCTTCGACATCCGTGTGAATCAAATCAATGATGCGTGTCCCCGAAGTAACTTCCTCCCCAACATCAGGGTAAGTACTCTCCACGAGAAGTGCTCCGTGACTAAGATAGGAATTGACGACTGCGTTTGTTACAGCGGCGTCACGGAATGCTGTAGTAGTCGCTGATGAGAATGTGAGTGTGTTTGCTGAGTGACTGATTGTCGCAGTGACTGAACTTGTGCCTGCGACTACACCCCCTATGCTGATGAGGTCAGCAGTAATAGTATCAGTATCAGCACCAAACTGTTTGACAGAAGCAAACGTCAAAACAGTGTCACCACCACTGATGCCTGTGGTCAGTCGTGCAGTAGCAGCGTGCTTAATGCCACGCCCAGTGATGTCAACGGCGTTGTATTTGACTTGAACAAGCGCTGGGCGGCCATACTGCAACAACGAAGGTATTTCCAATACAGCAGTTCGGCTTTCAGAAGATGGTGTCATGTGACGAATGTGTTCGTCGCTGTCTGTAGTGAGAGAGGTAAGAGAAGTCGATGTGGCTGAACGAAGTAAGAAGTTCCTTACATCTTCGACACCCAGCGCCAAAAGGTCACGGCTACTGTCTGTGATACCTGCCATACCGTTTTCGATGACTTGCTTGACTTCTGTTGTGAATGACGTAGATGCGACTGTAAACGGTCCTGTGACATCGTAGAACGAGACGACTGAGTTGGCAGGTGCAGCATCACGCACGTTTGCATACTGTGGAGCAAAGGTGGCAGTCATAACCGATGCTGAGCCGTCGATGTTTTGCTCGACTTCTGATTCGATTGGGCGTGGTAGCATACCGATGTACGGATGGCTCTTGACATGATTGAGTATGTGTCGACCCGTGTGACCTGCTGTGAATGCAGTGCCCATGTTTGTGGTCGCTGAGTATTTCATGTATGGGTCATCAGCAATAGCCATTCGTGTTGAAAACACAATGCCGTGATTTTCAAAGTCGCTTTCGTCAACAACAACTTGCCCTTGCCTGTTTGAAAACTGCGTACCTGTACCTACACCTTGGTTTGCAGTACCGCTGTCGACAAGGCAATCGCCTATGACAATCACTGCATCGCTTGCACTGTGTGCCATCAACAAACCACGGCGCCCAGTAGAAGCGTTTGAATCAAAGTCAAGGTGTATGCTTTCGACTGTGATAGTACCTGCACTCGCATCTACGTTGGTCAAGCGTACACGCTCAGGCGCCTCACGATTAGGTACACCAGTCGCACGGTTGTAGCCGATAGGGTTGATGAGTAGGTTGAAAGATACTTGTGGAATGGTAATCGTGCTTTCTGAGTTGGCTGCATTCTTTGTCACAGTGTAATTACCTGCCGAATACGCAGCGGAAGTCAAGTCAAGCGAAGTAATTCCACTCTTACCTGTCAGTGTGTCGATGAGCGACTGGGCTTCTGTTGTTCCGATTGTAATCGTCGAGTTCGCCGATGTCGATGCTGAGAGTGATGGTAGTGTTAGAATGGTTGATATTGGCTCAATCGGTTCCTCAAATCGCCAAAGGCCAAGAGTTGAGTCAGTCGATACTGGAGCATAAGGGTCGACGCTGCTGTCATGAGCACCACGTGCCCAGTGTATGGCTTCAATCGTCCCACGAAACTCACCACCCTGTCCACCGACAAACACTTGTGTTGGATAAATCACGAGTTCATGGTCAGATGTCAGTATTTTCGTAGCAACAACGTCACCGTTGATTCGCAAAGATAGGTGACGTTTGTTGAACATAACCGACACTTGCAGCAACTCTCGATGTCCATCATGCACAGCAGCGTTGTGAGGCTTAAGTCCGTCGAGTGCGTCGTAAGCATCGTGTGCTACCAAAGCAGTTCGTGGGTAGGTGACACCATCGTAGTGTGACACCGTTCCGTCAGGCTTGGTTACGGCGGTTGCGCTGCTGAGTGTGAACGTGTTTTCGTTCCCTGTGTCTTTGCTTCGTAACTTTACTTGGAAACTTGCAGGTGCACTGCTTGACGGAGCGCCGACAACAAGTCGCATGACGTGTTCGTATTCCCATACAATACCTCCCGAATCAGGAATAACCCAAGACTCAAACGTAAATGAGTCAAGAACGTTCGGCATCGCCATATCGTTGACGGGTGTGCCTGATTGGAAGTTACCTGACGCCTGTGCAAATTTTTGCATTGGAATGATGACAGCATCTGAAATACCGTTGAATCGCATGGCATATGTGGAGTCCGCTGATACAACCAAATCAAACACCTGCCACTTTGTGCACCATAATCAAATCAAGGTCAGCCACGTAGTAATTCTTTGCAGCCTCCTTCCGTAAATGAAACTTTTCAGGTAAAACGTAAATGCCGTTGGCCTTTGATTGTGATGATACCTCTCCTCTCAATGCATCGCCAATGCCCGTAGCAATGTCTTTGAATCCGTCATACAGTGAACCTAAGTTCAAGATGTCGTCAAATGCAAAGTCCAATATCGCATCACCTGCGCCAATCAGCGTCTCTTCAAAATTGAATCCGTTCGATTCTGATGCTTCATCCAACACACTCCGTCCATCCTTAGAAGAGACAGAAGGAGAGAGCATTGGCTTCGATGCGGGTGAGGTGTTTGCCTCAGATGACTTGCGTGATGGGGATGTGTTTCGACCATACGTGGTGAAAAAGTTACGAACTTCGGGCGTAACTGCATCTGACTGAATCAACGAATCGTAAGGGATTTGAATACCTCTCAGCAAATCTTGTGAGTTTTTGGCGTTGGCAAGCAACCCCATCAGTGTTTGTGCCTTATCACCTGCACTCATCGTTCTACCTGAAACGCCTAAAGATGGTAGGTTGGGCTGCAAAGTGACAGTGTTAGTAACAAGCGCTCCTCCAAGCGTGACTTGTGGAAACGTTACAGTCCCCTGACCCGGACCAAGGCTTGCTGTTATCTCTTTTATTTTGTCGGGGGCTTTGTCAACGGTATAGGAGAACTCTCGTGTTGGGTCGACATATTTTTGTTCTACCAAGAGTACTGCTGAATTTTGTCCTGATATGGTAACAGTGAACGCATCAGTAACACGCTTGCCTCCTACATTGTCAACACCAGTACTCAAGTTCGTGATTTGAGTCGTCAGTTCCAAGGCTGCCTTTACAGCAAGAGCAATAGTAGCAGCCGAATCTCCGTTATCAGGTGTTGAGTCGATGCCACCTACAGGTACGTCGATGATGACTTGGCCGTTCTCAAGAAGTGTATGTCCGCTACGTACACTGGGTGTACCTGAGCCACCTGCAAGATTCGATGTCGTTGTGCCATCCATAACGAGTTTAATTTGAGATTGAGTGTAGTCAGCAGTCGTTCCGTAAACCGTATTTGTGCCAAAGATTGCTACTGGTATGAACAGCAACTTGTTTGCAAACGAAAGTGAATTGACACCTGTTTTGTATTTCGCGAAATTTAATACATTGACGAGAGGCTGTCCTTCATCGTTTGGCAACACTCCCGTGTCGTCTTGAAGAATTAGTGACAAGTTCATTTGCATGGAAGCCATGTTTGTATCGATACCGATTCGTTGTGAGCCGTCAAAGGGTATCGGGAAAGCGTGCAACTTACGATGCACTGCCATCGTAATTTCCTCAGCCTGAACGGGTATGGTAAATCGATTGTCGCCAAACATCAAACGAACCGGTAACGACATCTTTTCACCTCATAGTAGCGAGTCAACTGCAATCAGTTTCATCGTAAAGTTGTACAAGCGCTCTTGTGCGTCGTGCATTGTAACAAAGTCTGTGACAACCGCCTTGATGCCGTTTGTGCGATGCTTGCGTGCACTTGGATTGAAATCAACCGATGCGTGTATGTTGTTGGCGACAGCCGTCTTCTCGTTGCTTTTGGCATCACCAAACGTTGTGAAAAAATTGCGTTGGGCAAGACTGTTGTCCAGTGCGTGCAAACCCAATGTAACCTTGCTATCGTAAGGTATCTGAATCCCAATGATGTAGTCTCCTGTACCAGTCACTTCGGTAGGCCGTTGTTCCATCCACTCAACGAAACCATTGACATGGTCGAGTGCTTCACCAATAATTGTTCCATTGTTGTTTTGGATGTAGTTTTGACTGTTGGCAACGATACCAAGAATATCCTGTACTTTGTCCCCTGCGGACTTGACCTTGTTCCCTGTCTTGCCGCCTGTGAAGGGGTTGATGACAGGCTGAATGTTTGCAGGTATGCGTGCGTATATCTCACCCCTGTTCTCCATGTCAAAGGCAAACTTCTGTGTAATCTTGACAGTGGTATCGAATCCACTACCTGCCGTTACGAGTTCGGTGGTGAACGCATCTGATAACTGACCGCTTCCCGCAACTAAGTCAAAGTCTGAAATGACCCCAACAGTTGCAGCGGTGGTGCTTGAAATTGCCTGTGATACGATGTATGCTAACACTTCGGCAGGCACCGATGCAGTTCCAACAGAACGAACCGAACCATCGGCAAAGTTCGGAGGGTTTTCATCGAACATGTGCTTAACGGGTATGACGACGACAGGCGGGTCTTTTGTCCGGTCATACGGGAACAAAAGAATGCCACGTGGTTTGATTTCGACAGTACCCGATGGTGTTTGACCTGCTGTTATTCCGCTGGCAGGGAAGAAGTCAATTGTTGAAGCGGTGACTGCTTTCACAGTACCAAAAGTCGTCGAGCCTGCTACCATGATAAATCCGTTTGTCGAGATGTCGTCAGGTGTTTCAAACCACGTGCGTGGGTCACCTGACGAGACAGTTGCTCTCAGCGTACCATCCGAATTGGACGACAGTGCTGTAGTAGCGAGTGTAAGGTCTGTCGTGCGTTGCATGTTCGGATAAGCAAACGGCTCTTTGACGGAACCACTGCGCTTCGTATCAAAGACAAAGCGGACGTAATTACCGTTGGGAGGTGTAGAAAACGTGCCCTCGGACAATCGATAAGCAAGAGGCAAATCAAAAAAAGCGTTGTGAAGCCGTGCCAAGTAATTTGTTTGTCCCTCATCTTCGGTTGTAGGCGGACTTGTTGGAATGACTGGTCGCTGCCCAAAGGGATTGAACGCCGAGCCACCGATGCGAAAACCACTCGATGAGCCGTTTGATAGCGGTGGAAAAGTCTCAGGGGCACCTCCTTGACCACTGCCCGAATCGGGAGGCGAGAACGGCGGCGTATCGCCCCCAAACTCAATTGTAGCCGACGCCTTTGCGCTCTCAGCCTGACCGGGTTCGTCAACGAACACACCTTGCAACTCAATCTCAACACTGGCTTGGTTGACGTCTACACCTGCGTTGAAGCCGCCCGTAAAGGGTATAGGAAACGCTGAGAAGACACGATGTACAACCATGTCCATTGTGTGCACATCAAGGTCGATACGGTTCCCATTCTCCTGTACAAGACGAATAGGAACACGCTGAGTCAAATCAGACACCTCGGTTCAATCCTGACGTGGACAGAGGACCGCCCATCTTTGCCCGCAGTTCTTTTGTAACCATCTCGCTGATTTCACGTGCCAATGCTCGCTTATCGCTTCGGTCGGTTACTCCGCTAACGTCGATGCGAAGCGTATTGATGGTAACATTCTGACTCATTCCAACAGACTCGGCTGGCTGAGATTGTGCGGGGGTAGGGGAACTCGCAACTCGTGCATTCGTCGTAGCCGTCGTTCGTTCTGCCTCAAGCGCTTCTGTGATTGGCTGTGCAGGTTGCACGTTGCTCATCTGTCGCAGGGACTCACGGAGGCTGTCCGTCGTCGAGTGAGCAGCGTTCATGACCTTGTTGAACTCTTGAATCTCTTCACGTAGCGAGCGCATGTTGTTGCGTGACTTCTCACTAAACTCGGAGAATCGTTTCATCGATTCCATCGTACCTGTATCAATCTTTTCGTCAACCATTGTTCTCACTCCAAAGGCGGGATGATGTCATATCCCAAGTAAATGCTGTCACGCTGCTCAGGGTTGTCATGCTGTTGCATGACGGTAGCCCATGTGAGGAGTTGGATTGCGTCTTGCGGGTCAAGTTGTCTCACCTTATTCAGTGTCATGGAGTAGTGGGTCATCAATAGATATTCTGCTGCTTGTTGTTGTATGCGAGGCCAGTCATCGGGTTTACGTCCATTGACGTAGTCCCTTATTCGTCCGACCTCGCTCGTTGAAAATTTAGCCAACTCACCACCTCGGATGGACTTGGTAGCATCTTCGCTATCTCAGCGCCATCCTCGGCTGACAGTTGGTTGAAATCTATAGAAGGTGTTGCTGTGACCCATCGACGGAATGCTTCTTGCCAGTAATCCTCAAGTTGCGGGTCACTACTCAGGAAAATAGGTGACAACGATTGCACGTCAAAAAACGTGGGTTTGGCTACCTCTATTGTCACTTCGCATCCGTCAATTTCCATTATCACTCTCTTCGGTGTTGTCATCCAACTCACTCACTGTTTCAGTTGAAGCAGCCTCTTCTGAGGGGGCTTCTTGCTCAGCCTCATGTGGCTCGCTGGGAGCGACATGTTCGCCGAACGGGGCGTCTGAGACTTTACCAGCCTCAGGATTGAATACTTCTTCTTCTTCCTCTTCGACAACGACAGCAATCTCGTTGCGAGGATGAAGCGCTATAGCATGTTTCATTGGCATGGCTATCACTCAGCAGTGGAAAAGGGTGTCGGTGCTAATCACCTTGATGTTCTTGGGATGAATCATAATCGAGTGCAGTAGCCCTTTGTCGTCAGGTACTGGGATTGGAGCGTCTGTAATTACGTAGTCGTCACAGATGATACGCATCTGTTGTTGGCTGCCTGTCGAGCCAGTGGATGGCTTTGTAAACACCATTTCAATGATGTTGTCTGTTGAGCCAGCCGTACCTGATACCTCACGGTGCGTGCGAAGTTCGTGGAAAAGAAGCGAATCGCGAATGATGACATCCATCTCCAGTTCAAACTCTTCTCGACCTTCACGGATAATCGATGCGTTGCGTGTGCCACCATAGGGGACTTGTTTGAGCGAACGATTCGTGCCATCGGTGGTAACTGATTCGGCTACAGGTGTTCCGCCCATGGTGTGGAATATCTCGACCCCTGTCTTGCCACGCAACTCAAACGTTGAGATAAAGCCGATGTCCTGACCGAAGGCTGTGATTGTGCCGTTGTAAAACATGAATGGCTTCTCGGAACCTGACGCTATGCCTGCTTCCTTTCGACCCGCTGCATCAGTCGCTGTGTTTTGGAACAAGCGGTGAGCACGGTATCTGTCACCTGCATTAGATGACTCAAGACGACCAGTGTCCGTATAACATGAAAGCGCATCGAAGATACATCTGTACTTGACCTCAGCATCAACAGTTGCATTCAGTTCCCACTCAACAACTTTGCATCCACGGAATATACGCGTGAGTTGCTTGCTGTCTGTACTTGAACCGGGTGCGTTGCTGTTCTCG